GCAGACGGGCATTTTGGTTGAGCCCTGGGTGGCAACAAGCGTGGCCTCAGTCTTGGACCACTACGGACTTAGCTGCCCAAAAACGGAAAACTCGAAGCAGCCTTCTATTACCAAGGCGTTCTTGCAAGCATGCCCTCATGAAGTCGCGGGACAGATACTCAAGCTTCGAGAACTGAACAAAGCCAACAACACCTTCATTGATTCTATCCTGCGTTACGAACACAACGGGCGCATTCACTGTGAATTCAATCAGCTCAAGTCTGACGATGCTGGGACAGTGACTGGCCGGTTTAGCTCGAGCAACCCAAACCTACAGCAAATCCCAGCACGGGACCCAGAGCTCAAGTCCGCGATCCGAGGTCTGTTTATTCCAGAAGAAGGGGACAAGTGGGGATCATTTGACTACTCGTCACAGGAACCTCGATTGCTGGTGCACTACTGTTCTGTTTTAGCGGACAGAAACCCTGACTCTCTGGTTGACACGTTAGTTAATGCGTATCACGCACGCGATCCTGACTTTCACCAAATGGTTGCGGACTTGACCGGGCTTGAAAGAAAACAATCCAAAATGGTAAACCTTGGAATTATGTATGGCATGGGCCGAGGAAAGTTAGCTAACACACTAAACATTACAGAAGAAGAGGCCAAAGAACTGCTCAACACGTACCACAAAAAAGTGCCGTTCGTAAAAGGATTAGCAGATATGGTGTCTAATCGTGCGGCTAAGTACGGGCAGGTCAGGACATTGCTGGGGCGTAAGTGCCGGTTCGACATGTGGGAGCCAAACAGCTTTGGGTATAAAAAGCCGTTGAAACATGAAGAAGCGGTCAAAGAATACGGGCCCGGCATTCGTCGTGCGTTTACATACAAGGCGCTTAACAAACTGATCCAAGGGTCGGCGGCCGATCAGACAAAGAATGCGATGGCTGATTGTTATGCAGAGGGTTTAGTACCGCTGCTCACGGTGCATGACGAACTGTGTTTCTCTGTAAGTTCCGAGGACCAAGCTTCGCGGATCAAGGAGATTATGGAGACGTGTGTTGAGCTTCGGGTACCAAGCAAAGTGGATCAGGAATTGGGGGACAATTGGGGACAGGTGGGTTAATCCCATAGTCCTCCATACACTCGGCCCACGAGTCGTATTCTAAGTTATGGTGATAAAAATCGTGCGGCTTATAACGTTTGGTTTTAACGCCATCAAAACGAGAAACGGGTGCAAATAGCACCCGTTCTTGTGGGACCGCAACCAATGCGACGATGTCGCAGTCCGTCGGCTCTAATGGTTTTTTGTTCTGACCGCCTTTCGAGACGCAAAACTGATAACCGGGGCTCTTACTGTTGCCCCCGTTTTCTTTGATGTTGCTGGCCTTAACCTGGATCCGCCAAGTGTAGTCGTATGCGAAGGCTACGATGTCAGAAGTTCCGAGGTTCACGATCTCCGCTTCGATGCCCATCTTGGACAAACGGAGAAGGCAGATCAGCTCACCGATCCGCCCCGTTTCTACTTCACGCATTAGAAACCCGTCGTGTCTTCGCCTGTTTCCATCATCTCAGCAAGACGTGAAGCGCGAAGCCCAACCTGCTGTGCCCAACGTGAATCCATCATCTCATTGGAAGCTTGAACATAATCTTCTGCTTCAATTGCTGCAATCATGTTTTTGAATTGTGCGAACCGTGGCAGACCAAGGTTAAACACCATGTCAATGATCACCCGCTGGCGTACCTCTGACAAATCAAAGAACCAATCGTATGTTGCGCTGACTTCATCGGTTGCGATTTTGATGTCGTTGTTCAACAGATAGTCAATCTCGTCATCAGAGATTCCGCGCTCTTCGATGTTGCGCCCAACACCGATGGTTAAATAACCTGCAGTGCATTTGTAGGGCTTGTGCTCTACGCCTTCATGTACACGAAGCTGCTCAATTAAACGCGTTCTATCCATCATTGACTCCCAACAGTTGCTCTTGTTACTGGATTCGGTACGAGAATAGGCGACACTTCGTTACGAGGTTGTGACGGTGGAGCGGGGGCGGCCACTGGTTGAACTGTCGAAAGATCAAACTGTCCTTGCGCTTGTGGAGCAGGCGCGGGGGCGGGCGTTGGTTGAACTGTCGAAAGATCAAACGTTGAAGGTGCCGGTGAACTTGGAGCTGGTGTAGAAGTAGCTTCTTGTTCTTCACCAAAGTCACGGCGGCTTTGCTCACGCTGAATACTGCGTATCTCAGAACGAGGGACCAAGTTCCAAGTTCCGTTGCGGCGCATTTCCTGTTCTACAGGTTCTGAAATCTCAAGTGGCTCATAGCGCCCGCGAATCAAATCATCAACTCCGCCTACACCTGCTTTCTTTAAAATGCTTTTAATTTCTCGGTCAGATAGACCCATGTCACGATAGTCTTCTATTCTTTGATGAAACTGATTAAAGACATTAAATCGAGCTTCGTTTGCTTTGACGTATGCATCCAAGATTTCATCGCCGCTAACAAGGTTAGGTCTACGTGCAATTCGGTTAAATATGTTTGAGGTGTTCTTTCTCGCATCACTAAACTCGTAGCCTTTAAACTTAATACCAAGTTCAGGGTTTATTGTGTTTTCTGTAACACCAGTAAATGCTCGAACAAGCTCTCCGGCAAGCTGTCTTTCCCGATCCAATCGATCTTTAGAAGATATGCCCGTCACATCTTCAAGTCCCGTGGCTCCAATTAATGATCGAGTTAACCGCCCAACCTGGATCTCACCACCACGAATATCAATTGGCGTTGCTGCTGTAGGAAGAATTGTTCCTACAACATGTGTAAAACCTTTTGCAACCTGGTCTCCCAGCGACTCGTCTGGGTTGTAGATTCGGGCACCTGTGACTGTCTCACCGCCTCGACCGCCCATCTCTACAGGAAGTGCATCTCTCAAGGCAGCGAACGCAATAGACTCTTCTGTGAAAGGACTTACTAATTCGGTTAAAGCTTCCCACCCGGCGGAAGCTACTGCAGTGCCAGTGCCTTTTCCAAGATCCTGAGCTTCAGCATATTTATTTGCGGCACCGTTAATAAAACGCTCAAGCATGTCGTAGGGGTTGGTATAACTGTAGTTGATGTATGTTGGCAGCCCGTTTTCATCTCGACCTGTTGGAATCAAACGAGCATTACGCTCCCATGGAGCAGCGAGCGAGCGTTGAAACGCTCTCATTTCTTCTTCAGAAACCCCTGTCAAAGTATGTCCAAGTTCGGAAAGCGCCATTGGGAAAATACCAAAGGTTGTTGCTGCACCCGTAAGACGACGTAATCCAATCTTTTGAATTTCTGGAATCTCAGAAGACAGTTCTTGGAACCCTCGGGTAATAGTGTTAGCGCCAGTTCTCAAGATTTCATACGGGAAGGCAATGAAGTTACCTACAGGAAGAACACGAAGGCTGCGAATAAATTCTGGTGCAAGGTTGTAGTTCGGGACATTATTTTTAACGATGTCCGCAGCTTCGGCTTTTATAAAATCTTCAATGTTGTTAAAGCCTTTGCTTTGCGCGTAGCTTGCAGCAGCTTCGTCACTCATCTTCTGAAACACGTTACGCAGTTTGCTTTGTTCAAACTTAAAGTTGTAGATCTTCCAGATGTCGTCACCGCCCTGATACAGATCTTCCATCTTTTCGGCAGCGCCTTTGATTTTTTTGCCCGCGCTTAGTAAGAAGTCACCACCCTTTGACTGAGATATTTTTTCTGCAAACTGTCTTCCAACTTGCTGACCGCCCTCTGACAAACTGCTAACAGCTGTACCCTTATTAATTAGACGACGGATTTCTTGAAGTTCTGCTTGTGTGCCGATAACGCCAAGCGACTGAAGTTCTGCGAGTTCATTTAATTGAGCTTGCGGAGTTAGTTTTTTAATGTCATCCATAACAAGCCCGACAGACTCAAATAAATTTGCACCGCGTCCAATATTTCCTTGCGCTAGAGCAAAAAGAGAAGCCGAAGTTACATTACGTACCTGTGTAATAGGAGACAGTACAGTGGCTCCGTACTGTGTAAAACCTTTTGCCCGAATTAAACCAACATATGCTCCTTTCAAAGTGTTAAGCATTGCACCATGATCCTGTTGCACCGCTCTTGTAAGATCCTTGTAGATCCTTTCTGGGACCATATATCCTTCGAGCGAGCCATAATTAGTCTTGGCTAATGTGCCATCCAGTTGCAAAAGATTTGCTTCATCGCCTAAACGTTTAAAGCCAGCTGGTGCCTCTTGTCCGGGTGCAATAAAGAAACGGCCAATACCTTCGTTGCTGTCCGCAAGCTCTCGAATTCTCCCAAAGAATTGATCAGTCGCTTTAAACTCAGCAAGATCGGCAATTGTAGAAAGATACGCTTCTTCAGGATCCTTAATCTCACCCAATAATTTACGCTGATAGTCAGGCATCCTAGATTTGTCGACAAACATTCCCGCACGGATACGCTCTAAGGGGGCACGGCCAAGTTCATCTGTTGCCTTGGATGTGCCCACTCGATGCTGCTCTAAAAATTCTTTTGCCGCTGTTTCTGCTTGATTCTTTGACACCTCGTTGTTTATTAAAGCTGATCCATCATCAGTCAAACCAAGCCGAGAAACGGTGTATTCTTTTGGCAATCTTTCGTTGAGTTGCTGTAAATATTTTAACGTGGCGCTGCTATCATTTCTAAATCCTTCAACCGCAGCATCTAACGTTGCCTTGTCCGGTTTGTAATTTGGATCTATTTTTGCAAGATATCTGCGGCGGAGGTACGTGTTTAAGTTTTTTTCAATTGTGGCAGACAAGATATCACCGGGAGTTTCCGTGGTCCCTTTTGCTGGAGTGGCTTCTTTCATTCGCTTAATAAGATCGCTGTCCATAACGTCTTTGGATAATTCGTCTATGTGAGACCGCATTTTTGAAGCAACGGGTTGAATACTCAAAGGCAAATTGTCTAACAATTCTTGTCGAGCTTTTGCCGTGTTTTTTCCTTTGGACGCTGGGTCTAAAAAGGCTTCTAAATTATCAAGAAGAGATTTCCGCGTAAGCTCCGTATTGCCCTTTGTTATATCGTCAATGGCTTTGTTTAGTTCATTAATCGTGTTTGTGGCAAGTTTAATTTCGCTTTCACCGCGAGAAGATATTAGTGACCGCTCGTCACCAACTGCTTTAGGTAAAAACCCACGGTATCTAAAGAGGGCTAACGTGTCAGCCAGGCCGTTCTTTAAAAAATTCTGTTGTTCAGGGGCCAAGATCCGAGTTGCTTCGACCTCGTCCAAAAAGTCTTTGGTGCCCTTCATCAAGTTAGATTCGCGCACTGCGCGAGCAACGGGGGAAAGAACTGGAGCCGTAGCAGTTGCAGCAACATCTCCTGTCTTACTGAGCACGGCGCCAGTTCCTGCAAGAATAAACGGAGTTGCAGCTACTAACGCTCCTGTTTCGGCGCCCACTTTAAATTTGTTTGTAAGCTGACGGAGTGCCTCCTCTCGTCCTTCAAGTCCAACCTCTTGGTTAGTTTGAGTCGGGCCGCCCTCGAAAAAGTCGCCGATAGTTGTGACACCGTCGGTGGCCACAACAATGTCAGCGCCTGTAGCAGCGCCTACTTGTTGTGCACCAAGCGCAAACTTTTGGCCTTTTGTGAGTTTTTCTCCAGACTTTGCAAGTTTCCCAAGCTTTGAAGCCTTTGAGACAGCGCCCGCTGCAGCGAGTCCTGGAACCACAAATTGAGTGATAACTTCCGCGCCTTTACCTGCAAATCCTACTGGATCAAGACCCAAAAAATCTCTGGCAATTTTTGCGTTTTCTTTGACGTTGGTGCTGTAGTTGGTATCCGCCATTAAGTCAATGCCGTTTGCAACAAGACCGGCTATACCTTCTGGTATAGCAATAGCACCTGACAAAATTCCTTCACCAATTTCTTGTAAAACGCCTTCGTTTTCTGGTTCTTCGAGTTTTGCTACGGCAGGGCGGACAGTGGAAAGATCAAACTCCTCTGATGGTTGTTCGACAGGGCGGACAGTGGAAAGATCAAACTCCTCTGATGGTTGTTCGACAGGGCGGACAGTGGAAAGATCAAACTTGTCCTTGTACTTTCCTTATTGAATAGGAGTAACAGCAGTTACATTTCCGTTTGCATCCACAGCCGTTACTGTGGCTCTTCTGCCTTGGCCATCAGTGACTTCTTGCCCAACCCTGAATCCAGTTTGACTTGTGCCTGGAGCAGCTGACGCACCCGCAGTAAATGGAGTAGTGGCATCCCGTGCCGCTCGTTTTTTTATCTCTGTTTCAATTTGATCCTGTGTTGGCTCTTCAATCCCTTGCGACTGAAGAGTTTCTATTGCCGCAAATTGATTTCTTTCCACCCATGACTTGTCCGTTAATAAGTCTTGATAAAACCGCTCGGGAGTCCTGGCTGGAGGCCCGTCGGTTCCGCCCATGGCAGCAAGGTTTTGTGCTTGAGCCAGCTT